GGGTTCGATTCCCTTCGCCCGCTCCAGACACCTAACGTTAAGGCCCTGTTTTTACAGGGCTTTTTCGTCTCTGGCTTTTGCTGGTGTCGAAGAAGTGTCGAAAAGGTCCAGCCGTACAGGCCGAGATCAGACCGAAGAAAGCGCCTGGATGACGTGCTTCGGATCGTTATGGATGGCGCGCAGCAGCGCTTTTGCGGGTCCGGTCGGTTCGCGTCGGCCTTGTTCCCAGTTACGCAGCGTACCCAGTTGAACGTCGATCATCGCCGCGAACTTGGCCTGGGTCAGACCGGTTGCTTTGCGGATCTCTTTCACCTGCAGCGAGTCGACGACGAATTCCCGCGAGGGTTGACGTTCGCCACGGTGAATCTCGTCCATCTGCTGGACGCTTTCTAGAAGGTCTTCGAAGAATTTGCTCATGGTGATTACCTCCACCGCTCGATGATTTGCTTGAGCACCTTGCGCTCATCTGCCGTCAGGTCGTCCTTCTCGTTCTTCGGATAGATCAGCAGTAATGCGATCTGCGAAGCCGCCGTGAAGTGGTAGTAGATGACCCTGGACCCGCCTCGCTTGCCGTGACCGCTAGACGCAACGCGAACCTTGCGAATGCCGCCAGTACCTTCAATCACATCGCCCATGTCCGGCCGGTCAGCCAGTTGCCGCTGAAACTCCGCGTAGCTGTCATCGCTAAGCAGATCCCGCAGGCGCTTGGTAAAGATCGGTGTCTCGATAAAGATCATAAACGCATAGTACGCCAGTGGCGCACCTCCTTCAATTGATTCGATTACTGGCTGGCGAGCGGTAACGTGATGCCGGCCAACGGTCCTAACTTGATCGCATCGTTCAAATGCTCCGGCGCAAGGTGCGCATACCTCATCGTCATATTCAGCGAGGCATGGCCCAGGATCTCTTTCAGCGTCACGATATGGCCACCGCCCATGATGAAGTGAGCTGCGAACGTGTGCCGCAGGATGTGGCTTGCTTGTCCGCGTGGCGGCTTGATCGAGGTCGACAGCAGTACCAGCCGAAACACGCCAATGCAGTTAGTGAACGGCCCGTAGGTTTGCCAGTGCTTCTTGATCGCCGCGACCAGCTCCGGCGTTACCGGGACCATCCGCACCCGCTTCGACTTGGTATTGGCGAACACCAGAGCGTTGCCTCTAATCCGCTCCGGTCGCAGCGCCTGAGCCTCACCCCACCTCGCCCCGGTCGCCAGACAGATCCTCGCCACCATCGCCGGATGTGGAGACGTGGTCCGTGCCTGGAGTGCATCGAGCAGCTCGGAGATCTGCGGCTTGGTCAGGTAGGCCAAGGGGCGCTCCTGCAACCGAACCGGACGAATACGGGTGAACGGACAGGGATAGTCGATCACGTCGAGCTTGTGCAGCTCGTTGTAAACGGCTTTCAGGTAGCCGAGGCGATTGTTCGCCGTCTTGCCGGTTACCCCTGCTGCCATCCAACGTGCACGCGTGGCGGCGATCTTCGCGCCATCGACCATGCGAGCTATCGGGTCGCCCATCGCCTTGGTGCATGCCCGCAGGATCGCCACACGCCGAACGCCATCGGAGAGCGAGACGCCGTGGAGATCGAACCACAGCTCGACCAGCTCTGACAGCCTGCGCTTGTCCTTTGGCCGTGGTGCCCAATCGTTCGACTCGCTGCACTTGGCGCGACAGGTCGCCTCGAAGCGCATTGCCTCGGCCTTGGTCTTCAACGTCTTGCGGAACCGCTTGCCTTTGACCGGCTCAACGTCGACCCGCCAGCGCCCATTGGAGAGCTGCTGAATCGCCATCAGACCGCTCTGCCCCATCGAACGTGGCGTTCTTGAAGCAACGTTTTGATGTGCTTGTACAGATCACGCTCGCTCATATCCTTGGCGGCGTAGTGGTCGCGGATCACTGGCCAGCATTCCCATTGCTTCAGTCGATCAAATGCGGTCTTAGCGCCCACTCGCTCCCGTGCCAGCAGGCTTACGAAGTTTCCCAGGAACAGCTCGACGTTCTTGCCGCTGAATCCACGGCTGGTCTTGTAATAGCGCTTGTACTCCGTTTCCTCGACCAGGGAATCGACTGGTAGATCGACCCTTGCGTCATCCCGCATTAGCGTCCAGATCGGCTCGTAATAGCCGGGGCGGGCGATCAGCTTGAATTGGCTCAGGCCATAGCGCCACAAGCCGTCCAGATGCGCCGAGAAGGCCGCAAACGAGTCCGTGTCGATAGCCTCACCGGTCTTCGCGCTGATCGAGCCGCTGGCAAATTGCTGGATTACAGAGTGGTGATAGCGCAGCTCGACGCGCCAGACGTCCTGGGTCGGATCGTAGTTATCGGAATCGGTAGGATCGAAGGAATCCCGACGACGCCACACGCTTTCCCAGTAGTCGAGCTTGTCATTGGCTCGCGCCTGAAGCGTTTTGTTGTAGATGCCGAGCTGCACACCGCTGGCCGAGCCAAACAGGAAGGATTGGCCCTTGCCATAGGTGGCCGACTCCATAGTCCACTGGATTTCCTTGATCCCCGAGATATCGCGGGTTGCGCGTGCGCGACAGTGAAGGCGGGCAACTAGATCAGCTGGAGGCGTCCAGCCCTGGAGGTCCAGTGCAAGATGAACAGCACACTGGTTGCGCTCGCGATTGGTCATTACTGCCGCCGCGTAGTAATCCATCCGCTCTTGCAGACGTTCCGGCGACAGCGCGTCGATGGCGTGCGGTGACACCTCGATTTTCAGGTGTGGGCCGATGTTTTCGAGCTTGGCGTTGAAGTTCTTGATTAGCAGGATGAACCCGAGGTCGGCGTTCTGGAGCTTGTACTGGTAGCCAGAGTCCCGGCCAACCCGTCCCGAGTGCCAGACTTCGCCAGCAAACTCCACCATCGCGCCCGGTTTCTCAAACAGCGCCATGATTTCCGGACGGATTAGCCCGCGGTACAGCTGGCGAACCGTATCGACTCCGCAACGCAGCAACCGGACCTTCGACAGATCGGTGATCGCCGCAGTACCAGGATCAACGAACAGGCGTCCGCGCTTGGTCGGGTTACCCGTGATGTGGTCCAGTCTCGCTTGGTCTTTAACGCTCATCTTGGATCTCCAACAATGTCCAATAACGGACGGTTTCAACTGGCTTTATCTGACGTGCTACAGGGACGTCAGCGCGCGCGTTTGCACGCCGGCTCGTGCCTCGCCGCGCGCGCAAAGAGCGCGGAGCGCACGCGCGCTGACGGTCATCACCACAGGAAACGCCCCTTCTCGTAGGGCACGCGCGTAACGGTGGTTCCGGCTTGCTGCTGGCTCGGCTGATAGGCCGGTGCGGTGGTCGGCGGTGGTGGCTGGTTGCGCATGTCCTGCGGCGAGCCACGGTCGGGCTTGGTGTCATCGAAGTAGCCGTTTTGCACGACCGACATGCAGAAGCGAAAGGACACGTCCAGGCGTGTGCCCTGCTGGGTGTTGCATCGGCACCCGGTCAGCCCTTCATCGCTGTCGCCCACCTGCATGCGCTTGTAGTTGCGGGCGATCAGATCGCGGTCGGTAGTGGCGATGCACACAGGCTTGGGAAAGGCTTGCGGCCCGGTCAGGCCGTCATACACCGGCGCCGATGCCGGCAGGTCCTGCACCCGCGGGACTCGCTTGCCCAGGTACTGCTCGACGGTGAGCGGTGCTGATTGTTCGCCATCGGCAGCGCTTGGCCGGATAAACGACCCGACCGTATCCCGTACCTGATCGACCATGCTCCCGGCCGGCGCGCTGGTGGCTGTCGCGGCCTGCGCTTTCTCGGCGGCATAGCGCTCATAGGCGCGATAAACGAGGATGCCGGCACCAAGGATCACGCACAGGGCCAGGATGAACTTGGTCGGCACCTTGGTCTGGAAGTGGTGCTTGGCGTTGCTGCTTGTATAGGCGCCGAAGTAGCGCTTATCCAGGCGCAGCGACTTCTTGTCGGCGTCCTTGAAGCTAGTTTTCAGCTCGACCTTTTCCACCACCACTTCCGACTCGAAGCGCAGCAACTGGGCGGACTTGAACACGCGCCAGTAGTGAATGTGCGTGTTGCACAGCCGACGCAGATGCACATCGAGATAACGCGGGTCCTGGGTGACGAGGTGCACTTCGTGGCCCTGGTGGCGCATGGTCTCGAAACGGGTGATGTGCTCCGGTGGCCGCGCCCGTGGATCGCGTGCGCCGAACCAGCCCTGCGCTTCGTCCACGATGATGATCGAATCGTTTGGCAGCTCGAACCACTTCTCGGGATCTTCGAACTCGAACCACTGCGCTTTCAGCTGACCGGGCTTGAGGCCGTTGATGTTGTGGAAGTAGACGACCCGGCCTTCGGCATGGGCCTTCTGATCCACTTCGCGGATGGTGTTGAGGGTCTTGCCATGGCCGGGCTTGCCGGTGCGGATGACGAGCATGACGGCGCCTCCTTAGGCTTCGATGGAGGTGCCGCCCGGCTTGTGCCAGACCTGATTGCGCCGACGATCAGTGGCCTTGTCGATCCCGGCGAGCATGAAGCGCGTCGAGATAGCAGCGAAGTAGAGGTTCACTACCACATCGAACTTGGCCAGCCCGAGAATCCCCTGGATGACCGGTCCAACATCGCCCATCAGGCCGAACAGGTAGCTTTGCGCCTGGCCGATGATGAGGTTGAAGCCGACATACGAGACGAAGCCGAACCCGATCATTTTCAGCACCATCTTCACCAGCGGGCCGAGGATGATGACAAGCAGCTGCACGATGAATAGAAACTGCATTACTGACCTCCTACGGAGCGGCCCACGTACAGGGCAGCCAGAACGGTAGCCACGGCCACGAAAAGACCGCTCAGGTCACTGGCGGCGCGACATAGCGGTTCATAGCTGAGCTGGAAAGTTCGGCCGCCTGCAGTGGTCAGGCTGAAGCTTTCGGCGGCAGGGCAGGCGGACGGAAGAAAACGGGTGCCCTGGTTGATGAAGGACGGCACGTCGATGACGCCGGAGCCTTCATCCAACTGGAACCGGTCGCCGGTAACAGCCGCCTCGATGGCGGGCTTGTGCTTGGGGAAATCAGTCATCTCCTCAGCGAGGCATAACTGTTCCTTCTGCTGCCGGAGCACTTCGCAATCAATCGGGTCGCCACTGCAGGAGAAGCCCGCATCGCAGGAACCAGCCGACGCCAAGCGTTCCGGACCTTCTTCGCCTTCGCCATCCCCTTCAGAACCCTCCTTACAGCCAGACCCTTTGCATTCCTTGCTTTCATCGCCGGGCGTACCGTCAGGATTGGTACCGGAAAGGAATTTCTCTTCGGCAGAGGTAGAGGTACATGGCTTAGCGCCGGTGCAGACCGTTTTATCGGTTTGGTGGTGGTTTCGGTCTTGGTGGAGCCGTCCGGATTGGTGGTCTTGGTGGTGTCCTCGGTTTTCGCGGTGTCTTCAAAGCGCGGCGCGGGCTTGCCAGTGGTGCAATGCAAATAAGCCCCGGCGTTATCGCAGTTGAGCTGTCCGGGTTCTTTCAGCTGTTCGTTACTGGTACAGCTTCTGGATTGAGAGCCATCAGGATTCGTTACCCAATCGCCGCATTTGTTCTCGCTGGTGAACTGAGGTGTGCTGTCGGCTGGAGGCTTGGACGGCGGCTGGTCGAAGACGCTGCCGGGAGGCGGATTATCGGTAGTGCATTGGCTGCCGGCGCCCTGGTAGACGACCTGACAGTAAACAGAGTCCAGATCCTTTCCGGTGGTCGCTTCCAGAAACCTATTACAGCCTTTGACCTTCGCAGTGCGGTTGTAGAGGCAGCCGCTTTCACAGATGGAAGTTGGAGGCAGCGAAGGTGGTACAGAAGCATCTAGTGAGCCGGCGTTGTACTCGTGAACGAACTCACCTGTTGCGGTGGCGCATTGGTCGGGCTCAGGCGCAACACATGCACCAGTTGTAGCGTCGTATATAGCGGGCGAGGTGCAACCATCACCATAACGGTAAAATAGAACGCCCCCTGCAAGTATCTGAGTGCCTGCCTTGTTATACCTACACTGAACCTGCGTTTCGCTACGGTAGTCAATCTCGCGAAAATCGACGGGTTGTCCCTGGTACGTAGTTACGCTGTCGCATGCGCTCTTGATTGATGTGAAACGAACGAGAGTGGTCGAGTTCTGAGCCCAATAATAATCAGCTGCCCAGACAAGCTGCCCTGCGCATGACGTTAAGCAGAACAAGCAAATGTTAGCCAGTACACGCCTCGTGCTTACACCCGCCCAAAAAAAACGAGATAAAACGCCAGGGTGGTGAGGATCAGGACGTACAGTTCGTAGCTCATGGCGTTTCCCTGGAAGAGAAAACCCCGCCGGAGCGGGGTTTGTTTGCTTCGGCACATGCAGTGCGCAAAACCCCGGTTACAGGGCGCGGCGCATGTACTTGAACGCCATCGCGGCGATGATCACGGCGAAGACGGCCCAGCCGATGGTCCCGACATCGGTGCCCGCGGTGTCGAGGGCTTGGGTGGCTTCGGACGGGACTGCCGCATACACGGAGCCGGCCAGGGTGGAGAGCGCGGCAGCAGCGCCAACGCCGATTTTCTTGATGAAGTGCTTGTTCAGTTGCATGGTGATACCTCACTGTTTCAGGGCTTTTTTCAGGACCAGGAAGCCGAACACGATGGCGAACAGAACAATCGCTTCGCCTTGCAGCTCGGAGACTTGGTCCCAGGTCAGTGCAGAGCCGTAGAGGCTTTGCATTTCCTCGACCGTGAGGGCGACCAGCGAGCCGGAGCAGATGGGCGAGCCATCAGCGCCTTGCAGCCAATCACCGTCACAGGCGAGGAAATTCATTCGCCGGCCTGCTCGAGGTCGGCGGGTTGTTCGGAGGGTTCGCAGTCAGGGCAGACGGCGAAATGGGGCGGCAGGCTGAGATCCGGCAGCAGGTCGCTTTGCGGCGCGGGCAGCGCCATGAGCTTGCCCATGTCGTTTCCGCAGCAGTCGCAGTACACCCGGTCATCGATCAGCATGGCCGCCCCTCCCGGTTAGTTGGCCTTAGCCGGGTCGCCGGCTTTGGCCTGGGGTTGAGCTGGGGTGCGCGGGGTTTCGGCAGCGGCGCGGGTCTGGACGGCTTCGAGCTGGAGCGCCAGATTCTTGCCCTTGTTCTGGCCACCGCGGGCAATCTCGAAGTGGATGCGCACCAGTTGCAGCGGCTCGAGCTTGGCGCCGGCTGCGAAGATCTCGTCGGCTACTTCGTCCGCTGCTGCCATGCCGATAATCGACAGGCCGTGTTCGGTCTTGCCGTCCGGCTCATCGCCGTAGAAGACCTTGATGTACTTCTGGCCGGCTTCACCGTCGAAGCGTTGAGTGCCGAGAAATGCAACTTCCATAGTCGAACGTGCCATCTTGTGTTTCCTCTCTCTTATTGCGCTTTATTGCGCTGCTTTGCTTTCTGCAGGCCGAGCGATCCCGAACGAGTGAAAAAGCAATTTCACTGCGACCGGCTTGTTACTTGGCTTGCGGGTTATCTATAGCTGTATTTAAAGGCTCTTGGAACAACTATTTATCAAGTATTAAAAGATTCAATACTTCATTTTTTAATGCGACGAATAGTGCTGAATTGACACTTTTCACTTGATCGAACATTAATTTCATTAATCATCCGCAACGCTGTTTAACACCAAGGGCTTCGCCCTTGTCATCCCACTCTCGCCGCCGAGGGCTCGGGAGCGCGGGAGGGAAAAGCGCTCCCGCACTCACGCGCGGAGGCTGTATCGGTTCGTGCAGGGTCAAGGGTTCGCTCCGCCCGTGCTTCCGTTCGCCGGATCGGTGACGCGTGATCCGACGAGCCGGGAGCGCGGCCCCTGACCTCTTCGGCCTCGCGCTCAGCCTGATAACGCTCAGCGACATAGCGACGCAGCTCAACGAGGGACCGGTGTTTCGTTGGCTCGCCGCCATCCAATGGAATGAACAACGGAACGTCGCGGCGATAGGTGACGTGCCCGTACAGCTCCCCGCCAACGGTCAGCTCCCGACCGATCTCATGCCAGTTCGGCGCAGCGATACGAACCTGCATCCGCTTGCGCCCTACCCCACCAGCTCGAACGGTTCGTGAATCGGGACGAAGGGCGTTGGCTTGCCCGAGTCGTAGATAACGCTCCACCACTTCGCGGGGCGTTTGGGTGGCGTGTGCTTCTCGCAGATAAAGGCCGGTTCCACTGTCCACTCCGAGAGCAGAGGCTTCCAGGTTCCACCGACGCAGCCCATTTGTAGCGTGCGAATCGGCCGCGCATATGCGGGGCGGCATAGGGCGCATGGTGTGGACCGGGAGAGAGCGGGTTTCGCCATTTCGCGTCTGGACCAGCAGACAGAGCAGTCGCAGTCCTGAGCGTGCGGAAGGCGTTGATAGATGGCCGGCTTCTGCATAGGTCATCCCCTCCCCTGGCTTCCCGTAGACGGCGCGGATCATGCGGTCCACTCCTGTTCCAGCAGCCAGTGACGGAGCATTGCGCTGTTGACCATGCGCCGCTTGCCGAGCTTTACGGTCGGTATCACACCGCGCGTTGCCCAGGCACGGGCCATACCGGCACTGATGCCATTACGGTCAGCCCAGCATTCGACGGTTTCCACGTCCTGCTGTGGGCCGATCAGCTTCGAAGGTTCTAGCTCTTCCAGTTCCATGCTCGTTCCGTCACTATTCGTGGCAGTAGTGCTTAAGCACTGATGAATTATTTATCACGGCACCAGTTTCGCCATTGATGAATTATTTATCAATAAATTATTCATCATTTTTAGAGCTTTTTGGAATGATAGAAGAGCGCCTTAGAACCCTAGTCCGACACCTAGGCGCGACGAAGCTAGCTGAAGCTACCTCCATTAAGGAACGCCAGCGCTGGCAAACCGTAGCGACAAACAGGAAAGTGAAGGCTCGAATTGAAGACATGGAAGAGCTGCTGAAGGCATTCCCCCAATACGAGCTTTGGCTATGGAAGGGTGAGGTCGATCCAGCACGGGGGCAGTTGTCTCCAAGTTACGAAGAAGCTCATTCAAACTTGCCCAATCGAAGCGCGGGATAGCGATTACCACTAAAGTAGCTGTGCGCTGGTACGCTCGAATAAGGAAATAAGAGCAATCATCATGAATGACTCAGCCAAATTTGATATTTGTTTTATCTGGGATTTCGTTAAAACCCTCCTTAATACCCTTCATAGCTTCGGAACAAACTCCTCCAACTATGGTTCATTGGTAGCAGCTGTGCTTGCCGCGATGATTACCGCCTTGCTGATTTTCATCATCAAAGAGAGTCGAATCCCTACCTCTAGATTTTGCGGAGTCTTCTATCTTGAGACAAGAACTATAGAAACCGCTTATAACCCCTTCAAAGACATGCGAACCTTTAGAACAATAATAATCTTTACTGACGGCCACTTAATTCAAGGCACATCAGAACGTACTGGTGAAATAAGCAAACAAGGAGCAGCTGAACACATCGGAGATAAAAGATGCCGCGGAATCGTTAACGGTCGCATAGAAAGAAACTATACGCGGGGCAGTGTATTGCATTTGCAGATAGTGGAACAAGGAAGAATACGGGACTCTACAATTTACCTGAATATCCCGATCAGTACATTTGAAAGAAAAGGAGCGCTGGCTGGTAGGTTCTACACCACGGCTGCTGACTCATCTGGAGACGTGTTGTGGCAACGACAATCATTCGAAGATCACCCTTCTTTATCTCTACTCTCCCAATCTTCATAG